CGGCTTGAGTGTGGACTTACTTATTGTCGATGAGCTTTATGGTTGCTCGGCTGAAAGTATCGAGGACGGCATGATTCCGACCCAGCGCGCACGGCGTGATCCGTTGATGTCGTGTTGGTCAACTGCTGGCACTGAGGAGTCGGTCGTGTTCAAGAGGATGCGTGAGCGAGGCATTGCAGAGATTGACATGGGCATCAGGTCTCGTTTGTATTACGCCGAGTTCAGCCCCCCGGCACATCTGAATCCAGAATCGAAAGAGGCGTGGCCCTACAGTAACCCTGCCCTCGGTACAACCCTAGAGATGGAAACCATCGAGGAAGAATCACGGCAACCCAACAAGGCTGCCTTCCTACGCTCTGCTGTAAACATTTGGGTCACCTCGCATCGCAGCTGGCTCGATCAGGGTCTGGTCGCTTCACTCAATGACGCTGGCGAGTTACCTTCTGAGGGTGGTTGGCTTGCTGTGGAATCCTCCACGGATGACATGCGTTTCGTAGGGGTCAGGGCTGTTGAGGTTGGCGACAAAGTGCTCGTGACTGTGGAGTTCATTGTGGACAACTTGCGTGACTTGTGGACAGCAGTTGAGAAAGCCAAAGCAGATCACAAAGGTTTACAAGTTGCCTGTGGCGCAACGCTCGACGTGCATCTTTCCCCAGCGATGAAAGGGTCAGCAATTCTTGTCGGCGTTCGAGAGCTGCAAAAGTGGACGACAGTTGTGAGGTCTATGACGATGGCTGGACAGGTTCGCCACACTGGAGAAGAGCTACTGGTCGAACAGCTCAACAGGGCAGTCCTTGTGAAGCATCAGGGTCACATGTCTCTCAGCTCGGCTAGATCACCGGGGCCGATTGAGTTGACACGCGCTTATGTGTGGGCTGTGGCTATGGCTGGCAAACCCAAAGCACAAACCAAAGTCGCTTACGCCTTTTCCTCATAGTTTCTTTATCTTTGCATAATCGTTGCAAATGCAACAAGCGTGTGTCACAATCACAGTGATGGGATTTTTCACTCGCACCAATCCACCTGCTTTTGCAGCTGAGCCGGTCAAGGCTGCCTATGGCACGGCTAACTACGGTGTAAACAATTATGTCTCGTGGACTGGATCGTTCAAGCGTGAGCAAGCAATCCAGATTCCTACAATCTCTCGCGCACGTGACTTGATTGTTTCGCTTATCTCTGGCCTTCCCTTCAACCAGTATTCGCTGATGTGGGATGATCAAGCAGGCGAGTATGAAGAGATGATGATTCCGTCTGAGACTTGGATGTCTCGACCTGATCCAAAAGTGACGCGCCAGTTCATACTCGGCTGGACGGTAGATGATTTACTTTTCTTCGGAAGAGCTCATTGGGTAGTAACCAGTCGCTCGTCTACAACTGGTTTCCCTCTTTCTTTCCAGTGGATTCCTGCAGCCGATGTCACCATCAAGAACATGCCCGGCCCTCAATACTGGACAATGCCTCAAGACATCATGTTCAACGGTCAAGAACTGAACTCAAAAGATGTCATCACTTTCTTGTCTCCGATTCAGTCGTGGCTGACCATGGGTGCTCGCGCCATTGAAATCTCTAGCCGTCTTGACAATGCAGCGATGCGCTTTGCAAGCAATGAAATCACAGCTGGCTATCTTCAGCAGACCAATGGTTCTGAGCCGATGGATGGTGAAGCACTTGGTGATCTGTGTGCAGCTTGGTCAAAGGCTCGTCAGCGCAACGCCATCGGTGCTCTGAACTCAAGTGTCGAGTGGAAAGAGTTCAACAGTGATCCGTCCAAGTTGCAACTTGTTGAGGCTCGCAAGCATCAAATGACTGAACTTGCAAACCTTTGCAACGTGCCACAAGTGCTAGTTGGTGCTGATGCCGGTACAGGCATGACATACAACAACGTGCAGGAATCACAACGCGCTCTTTACTTGTCAGCAAAGCAATACATCGAATGCATTAGTCAGACACTCTCCATGGACAATGTGCTACCTCGTGGACGGTTCTGCAAACTGGACATCTCTGATTACATCGACCACGCTGAAGAAGACAACATGATCGACACTCCCGACCCGATAGCAAATGTAAGGACACAATGAAACTCAATCTAGAATCCCCAATTTTTTCGATTATTTCTGCAGGGCCAGACGGCTCCCCCCGACGCACCATTGAAGGTGTAGCAGTGGAATGGAACACGATCTCAACTGTCTCAGGAGGACAGCAGGTCAAGTTCCTTCCCGGCTCCCTTCCAACTGATGGCCCTGCACCCAAGTTCATGCTTGACCACTCAGCAGAGAAGCCGTTAGGCATGGTCACTGAGCGAGTCGATACTGGCGATGCGATGCTCTTCGCAGCAAAGGTCGGCCCCGGTCAAGTCCGTGATGAAGTGCTTGCCATGGCAGGCCCCGGCGAGTACTACGACAGCGTAAGCGTTGGCGTACAACCAATCGACTACACATTCGAAGAGAATGTCATGGTCGTCAAATCAGGTCGCTGGATGGAGCTTTCATTGCTTCCGTTCGGCGCGTTTGCAAATGCGAAAGTCGCTCAAGTTGCAGCGTCTGAACCTGAACCAGAAACCCCCACAACCGACACTTCCGAGGAGGAAACAATGTCAGAACCAACACCAGAAGTCGTTGAGGCATCACAAGTGCCTACATCACTTTTCTTTACAGCCCCACGTTCACCAATCAAAACGAACGCCGATTACCTTCACCACCACATCAACGCAAAACTAAATCCAATGAGCGAATCTGCTTCATGGGTTGCAGCTGCAGATGAGGCAAAGGCAAAGTTCCTTGCAGCAGTAGATGACTCTTTCACCACAAACCCTGCGTTCTCGCCAGTTGTTTACGACCGTAACGTCGTACAGGTAAACATCGGATCGCGTCCAGTCATCGACGCTTGTGGTGGTACTCGTGCCATCCCAGCATCGGGCATGACAATCTCCATTCCAAAAATCACAACCAATGGAACTGTGGCAACCACAGCAGAAGCTGGAGCACCATCCGAGACCGGCATCGTGTCCTCGTATGTAAACGGCACTGTCGTCAAACTCGCTGGTCTCCAGCGTTGGTCAGTTGAATTGCAAGAGCGTTCAGACCCATCGTTCGCACAGCTCATGCTTGACAACATGACACGCTCGTATCGCAAGGCAACTGAAGCTGCAACAATTGCTGCAATCGTCGCTGGTGGTACACAAGCAACAGCAACAGCTGCAACTGCAGCAGGTATCCAGTCATTCATCTCAACCGAGTCTGCAGCTGCATACTTGGCAACAGGTGACACCGTCAGTGCTTATGCAGCAGGTGTAGGCCAATGGTCTCTCATGCAGAACTCAGTTGATACAGCAGGACGACCAATCTTCTCTGCAGGACAGCCACAGAACTCAGCAGGATCAGCCGAAGCGACAACGCTTTTCGGCAACGTCCTTGGCGTTCCATTGTCAGTATCGAGCAACATGGTTTCAACCGTCATTGACGAGTCAGCCTTCTTGATTGTGCCATCAGCAATTGAACTGTTCGAGTCCTCACAGTTGATGCTTTCAACCAATGTTCCGTCATCTGGCGAAATTGAAGCGATGATCTACGGCTACTTCTGCCCAATCGTGACGATTGCCGGTGGCCTTCGCCGTTTCAACCTGACCTGACCTAACTGAACTAGAAGGACTGCAGAACAATGGCTACATACAATCTTGCGTTTCATACACGCCTAGATGGTGTCGTTGTTCTGCAAACCTTTGTCGATACTGACATTCAGGTTCAAGACACAGTCACGATTGCTGGAGCAGGTCACGACCTCAACGGTACGCACACGGTCATCTCTAACACACCGTATGAGTACCTCGGTCAAGACGATGAAGGCGATTTACGGTTCGACTACAGCATCATCCGAGAGAACCAGTTTCTCTTCCTTGATGCTGGAGCAGACTTTGAGAGGTCGGTGGCTACAGGGACAGTGGCTACCACCTCGACGGCCTGCACATGGATCACATCTGCAGACGTTCTCTCGTGGCTTGGCATTGCAACAGCGACAGCCAACGACACAGCCTTCGTTACTGTTTGCACGGAAGCAGCTAACGCGCTTGCGTACAGGCGCAGAAGGGCAGCCGGTTACACGGACGCTCTAACGCCTGCACCGAGTGCCGATGTGAAACTCGGAACAACAATGATGGCTGGGAACCTTTACCGTCAGCGTGGAGCTGCAGGTGGAGAATCGTTTATGTCGTATGAGTCAATGCAGGCTGGAGGCTCACCCTTAGCGATGGGCGACATCCTGCGTTTGTGGGGCGTGAACCGTCCACAGGTTGCATAGTGGGTCAAACAAATGACGCTCGCATCAGGCTGGAAACAGCACTGACCACAGCTGGCGTTGTTGTCGTTTCCGACTCTCGCAATGCACGGCCTCTGTCAGCAATCATTGACCCTCCGACAATCACAAGATCGTCAACCAATCAAACTTCTCTGTCGTTTCCTGTAAACGTACTCATGCCACCACCGGGCAACCTCGACGCGCTCATTGCGCTTCTTGATCTGATGGACACAGTGATGCTTGCAACTGGAGCGACAGATGCATCGCCTACTGTTTACACAGTTGGCAATCAAGAACTACCTGCCTACACGGTCACCGTGCCGTGGGTGGCGTACCCATAAAGGAACACATGGCAACATACAAAGTCATCGCAGACAATGTCTCAGGCAAGAAGCCCGGCGACACAATCACAGACGAGGAACTCATCGGATGCTCCGTTGAGGCTCTCATTCTCGGTGGTCACATCGAGGCAAACAAAACATCCAAACCAACCAAGGAAGCAGAGGCCGAGTAATGGCTATTTATGTAAACAAAGACATCCAAGTGAAAGTCAACACTGTTGACCTCACGACCTATGTCACGAGCGTGGAAGTTGTCAACGCCGTGGACAGCGTCGAGGTAACTTCGATGTCTGCATCAGCAGTGAACGGCCACATCTTTACAGGTGGTTTGCAGAACAACACCGTCACAATCAACTTCAACCAAGACTTCGCAGCCACCAAGGTGCATGCAACTCTCAAGGGTCTTGTTGGCGTTCCGACCACAGTCGTTGTTCGTCCTACCTCTGCAGTTGCTGCAGCTGGCACGAACCCAGACTTCACTGTGACCTCGGCTCTCATGTCTGAGTATCGACCTGTCATGGGTGCTGTAGGCGACCTCGCCACTGTTGGCGCGATCACCTTTTCAGGTGGACTGTACACAGAGACTGCATAATGTTTGAGCTTTTCATCGCCACCGTGCTGGTTGATGGAAGCGAACATGAAGTCGCTCTGTCAGTAGCAAGTCTCCTTGAGTTTGAAAGATTGCACACAGTGTCAATCATCAAAGCCATCGACGACAATCTCTCAATGGAATACCTCGTCACGCTTTCCTACCTTGCTATGAAGCAGGAAGGCCACGTGTCCAACATTGAGAAATACAAAGCAGAAGTCAAGGGTGTCTCCTACAGGGTGGAGCGCATCCCTTTTGGCGAGACGGTGTCCACGGAATCATTGCCGGACTAATCCTTCAGGGGATTCCATGGCAAGACCTCCGAGAGATGCCGGTCACGCTCATCTCAACCCTTAGCCAAGCAATCCAAGACAGGCAGAAGTAAACATGGCGCAAGCAAAAGTCATCAACCCAAACAGAGACCTAGCTGCAGCCATCAAAGCCATCAAAAAGGTTGAGCCTGATCTGATTCGCCAGATGCAAAAAGACATGCGTCGCGCAGCTGCGCCAACCATCAAAACAATCAAGGACTACGCCTTATGGCTTGACCCTGACCTCACGCCTTTCAACAACAGTGGCGACTCAAACATCCTCAAGGGTGAACTCATCAAGGGTCGTGGTGGTGCTACACGCTGGCGCAAGGAAGCCATCTTGCGTGGCATCCGAGTCAAGTTCGGTGGTGGCACACGCAAGTCACGCATGGGTCGCAAACAGTACGCCATTATGAGCATCTATCAGGCGAACCCTGCAGGGGCTATTTACGACAATGCAGGCTCAGGCCCATCGGACTCAGCGTTTGTTGAGAACCTTGACAATCAAGACAAGGCACACAAAGACGGTGAGCGCAAAGGCAAAAAGGGCGCATCGCGTTACATGTGGCCCGGTGCAGAATCAGCCATGCCAATGCTCAGAGAACAAGCACACATAATCCTCAACAATGTGATCCAAGACTTCAACCGTAGGAAGGCTCTCTAATGGCAAACATCGTTCTGCCTTTCGTCACCACGTATGACGACAAAGGCGCAAAGAAAGCAGACCTGTCTCTCAAGGGTCTGATGAAAACACAGCTCGGTATGGGCGTGTCTGCAGCTGCAGTGGCGCAACAGATCGGAAAGGCTGTCAAGGCTTTTGCTGAGGATGAGGCACAACAGAAGCAGTTGTCTCTTGCCGTTCGTAACTCAACAGGCGCATCGGAGGCTCAGGTTGCAGCCATCGAGGACACCATCAGCAAGATGCAGTTCCAGAAGGCCGTGTCGGACAGTGAGTTGCGTCCGTCGTTAGCCTCACTTGTGAGGGCCACCGGCGATGTCACCAAGGCTCAGAGCTTGATGAACCTTGCTCTCGACATCTCTGCCGGTACAGGCAAAGACTTGCAAACAGTTTCTTTGGCGTTGGCTAAGGCACAGGCTGGCAATGTTGGTGCGCTTACTCGTCTTGGTGTGTCGCTCGACGCTAACGCTGTCAAGACAAAAGACTTTGACGCAATCACGCGAGAGCTGAGTTACACATTCCAAGGTGCAGCCGACGCTGCAGCGAACTCTGCCGAAGGTGGATTCAAGAAACTTCAGATTGCAACCGATGAGCTGTATGAGACTGTCGGTGGCAAACTTGCCCCGGTCTTAGGTGACTACGCCACTGCAGCATCCAAGATTGCTGAGGCAACCATCGGTGCTGAAGGCAAGACTGAAGGCTGGTCAAATAAAATCTTCGGACTGGTCACGCGCATCTTGCCAGCGACTCAGCAGATTGGATTCTTGAACAACGCAGTCAAGGGCTATGCCAACACTGCCGGTGCAGCAGTGACAGAGACTCGTAAC